CAAATAATGTCTTCGCCAATGGGTCTACTCCTCGAGGCGTTCTCCAGGTCGACGGTACGCTCAGCGATGACGCGTACAAGAACCTGAAAGAAAGCTGGGAGTCCGCTCACGGCGGGACGCGTAACGCTAACCGCGTTGCCCTTCTCGAAGCAGGGGTGAAGTTCCAGCCAATCTCAATGAGTCCCGGAGACGTGCAGCTGATAGAGACAAGGAAGCTGTCGCGTGAGGAGATTTGTGGAATATTCCGCGTCCCGCCACACATGATCGCTGACCTGTCTCGAGCCACGTTCTCGAACATCGAGGCCCAAGGCCTGGACTTCTACAAGTCGGCTATCTCGCCTTATCTCAAGGCGTTCGAGTCTCGAATGAACTTCCAGCTACTCGGTGACAGCACTCGAGAGTTCCGCTTTGACGTGTCGGAGCTCATCCGAGGCGACTTCAGAGGTGAAGTCGAGGCCTACACCAAGCTGCTCGAGATCGGCGTGATGTCGCCCAATGAGGTTCGAGCTCGTCTCGATATGAACCCTCGAGAAGGCGGCGACGAGTACGTCTCCGACAGCAACAACCTGACGTTCGGAAACAACAACCAACAAGAGGACCAGCCTGATGGTGAGCCTAGTCCCAACTGAAGCCATGGCGAAAGCCGCACGGCGAGGCCTTGAGCTCCGTCGCGAATATAACCGTGGCGGGACAGCTGTTGGTGTTGCTCGAGCTCGAGACATTGCGAACCGCAAAGAGCTCAGTCCGAGAACCGTGAATCGCATGGTGTCCTTCTTCGCCCGACATGAAGTCGACAAACGCGCAGAAGGCTTTCGAGCTGGAGAACCAGGCTACCCAAGTGCTGGGAAGATTGCCTGGCTGCTTTGGGGCTCGGGCTCAGGCTATGCCTGGGCCAAGCGCAAACAACGTGAACTAGAAAAGTCCAACGAGGTTCCTATGAAAAAGGTATTCCACCTGGAAGACATCAAGCTCTACCAGGACGATGAGGAACGTAAGTTCGAGGGTTATGCGAGCACGTTCGGAAACATCGACCGCGTAGGTGATGTTGTCGAAGCTGGTGCTTTTGCAAAGAGCCTCGACCGTCACCGTGATTCCAAAACCATGCCAGCCATGCTGCTGCACCATGACCTGAAGCGTCCCATTGGCAAGTGGACCTCGATGGTCGAGGACGGCAAAGGCTTGCGTGTGACCGGCACTCTGACTGCTGGTGTTCGCGATGCTGATGAGGCCTACGCGCTTCTGAAGGATGGCGCCATCAACAGTATGTCGATTGGTTATCGAGTTCGAGACGAGGAGTACAACTCGAAGACCAAAACTAATCACCTAAAAGAGATCGACCTACATGAAGTCTCTTTAGTGACCATCCCCGCTAACGCTTCGGCACTGGTTTCTGCAGTGAAGGACGCTGACGGGGAACTCAACATTCGAGAGCTCGAGCTCGTCTTGCGTGATGCAGGACTGTCTCGTCGAGAAGCCAAAGCCTTACTGGCTGAAGGCTTCAAAGCGCTCGAGGTTGACGAGGAGTTGATCGAGGAGGACTTCGAGGAGCGTGACGCTCTTCAGGCTGACAACAGTCAACGACTCAAGGCGATGCTGGACAAACTCAACAGCATCAAATCCAAAACCAAGTAACAGGAAACTGCTATGACGGAAGAAATCAAATCTGTCGAGGAGACCGAGGTTGCTGCGGCTGAGGAGGTGAGCCTCGAGGTCGTTGAAAAGACCATCGATGAGGTTGTCGCCAAGAACGAAGCCGTGACCGCCGAAAACGAGTCCCTCAAAGCTGAAGCCACCAAGGCTTCTGAAGAACTTGCAGCTATCAAAGCTGACCTCGAGGAGGTCAAAGCTAAGCAGGCTGCTCCCGCATTCATCAAATCTCTCGGAGATGAAAAAGAAATGGAACACAAATCCCTGTTCAAGACCTTCATCAAGGAAGGCGCTGAGGGTCTCCGCACCAAGGGCACTGATCTCCAGATCAGCACCGACGCCCAGGGTGGGTACGCTCTCCCCGAGGAGCTCCGTCAGGAGATCATCCGCATCGAGCACGAAATCAGCCCGCTGCGTCAGGTCTGCTCCGTGGCTTCTGCCGCTACCACCGACGTTAAGCAGCTGGTGTCCATCGGTGACGCAGCTTCTGGCTGGGTGGGTGAGACGGACGCTCGTTCTCAAACCAACAGCCCTGAGCTCGCTCAGCGCACGGCTACCTTCGGTGAAGTGTATGCACGTCCCCGCGTGTACCAGCACCTGATCGAAGATGGCTTCTTCAATGTCGAGGACTGGCTCCTGGGCGAAGTGGCTCGTCAGTTTGCTGAAGCAGAAGGCGTGGCCTTCCTGTCCGGCAACGGCACCAACAAGCCTGTGGGTATCCTCAATGGCCTCACGCTGACCGCTGACGGTGCTGCGTCTGACGCCAACGGTACCTTCCAGGTGCTTAACACTGGCGTGAACAACGCTCTCGGTTCCACCGATGCAGGGATCATCGAGTTCCTTCGCACCGTTGTGAAGTCTGTGCGTACCGGCTACCTGCCTGGTGCTGTGTGGATGATGAACCGTGCTACGCACCACGCGCTGGTCAACCTGACCGACGGCAATGGCGAGTACTTCCTGCAGCGTGACCTCACGTCTGCAATGGCAGACCGTCTGTTCGGCTACCGCATCGTGATCAACGAAGACATGGATGACATCGACGAGTCGGCAGCTTCTGCTCCGATCATGTTCGGTGACTTCAGCCGTGCCTTCCAGATCGTGGATCGGGTCGATGTGAGCATGCTCCGCGACCCCTACACCAACCCCGGTTCCGTGATGTTCTACACCCGGAAGCGCGTTGGTTCCATGGTCCTTGACGCGCAGGCCGTGAAGGTTGTGGGTGTGTCTCACGCCTAAGTAACTGACTGAAGGAGAACGCTATGGCAGACCCAGTGACACTTGCAGAAGCGCGGATTCACCTGCGTCTGCCTAGCACCATTGACAGCGATGAGCAGGCAGAGATCACGCGTATGATTTCTGTCGCTACGGAATACGCGGAGTCGTTCACCAATCGGTCCTGGACTACAGGCTCGAAGACGGTGTACTTCGACGCGTTTCCCGCTGGAGCTGAGCGCAGCAAGCTTGGGCTCTACTTGCCGGGAGGCAACATCAGCAGCATCACCTCTGTCACCTACTACGATGGGGACTACTCGCAGCAAACGCTGTCGGGTAGTGCCTACCGTTTAGTAGGTGCTTCAGATAGAGCCTACCTTTTCCCAGCAATGGGCCAGGTGTGGCCGACCGATGTCGCTAACGAGCCCAAGCATATTGCTGTGACTTACGCTCTCGATGGTTCAGTAGATGTGCCTGCTTCTGTTAAGCAAGCCATCCTCCTGTTGGTCGGATCAGTCTATGAGTACCGTGAGGACGGGGTCATCGATAATGCTGGTTTGGCGCTTGTGAAAGCCCCTAAAGCTGCTGACGATCTGCTCACGCCCTACAAATTACGCGTAGCGTAAGGAGGGCTTATGCGAGCTGGATCGCTCAGACACACAGCAACAATTTACCAGCGTTCATCGACTCCCGATGCTTACGGGGCTCTCGATCACACCATGACTGCTGAGGCTGTTACTCACAAGTGCAGCATCAAACAACGCACCTTTCGGGAGCGTGCAGAAAATGGTCAATTGATGAGCCGTATCGAGTTCGAGCTGCAGTTCCGCTACAGCGAAGACCTCGAGCTACTCAACCCAGGAGCCCAAATCGACGTGGCGGGTCGACGCCTAGAGGTTCTGTCGAGTGCAGACCCAACTGGAAAACGCACAGCCGTCGTTATCTATGCGGAGGACGTGCGATGATCGACCAATCCCTCCGCTCTTTGATCCTGGCCGAAAGCTCGGTCACGTCTCTCATCGCTTCCAACGCGGTGTACCCTCAACGCCTTCCCCAGGAGGTAACGAAGCCAGCCATTGTCTATCGGGTGATGGATGGCATCGAGAGCCTTACTGCCGGGGGCGTTTCGGCTCTGAGACGCTACCAAGTCGACCTGACTGTGTTCGCTGAAAAGTACAGCGAGATGCGTGAGATCACTCAAGCTCTCGTCGCGCTTTTCAATGGACTTACCGCTGAACAGAGTGGCGACCTTATTCAAGGCTGTCGCATCTACAACATCGTCAATGATTTTGAAGAAACCCTTCAGCTTTACTCATCAACCTTAGATCTAGTCTTACTCGTCAAGGAGAGCTAACAACATGGCAGCTATTTCGGCGCCCTTTACTGGGCAAGAAACGAAGCTGTACGCCAAGAGCAGCAGCCACACCCTGGCTACGCTTGCCTCTGGTGACCTCGTCGGTGAGGTTCAAAACGTAGGAGACATGGAGCTCTCTGCGAACATCATCGAGGTCAGCAAATACGGCTCGGCGTACAAAAGCAAACTAGTGGGTCAGAAAGACAGTGGGACGATTGATATCGCTCTCAACTGGGTTCCTGACTCTTCCACTCAAGCAACCCACGCACTGATGCAGTCGTCCTATTCGAGCGGCGCGAAGGTCTACTTCGTGATCGTTTGGGCAGACGCCAGCGGCAATGTTGCAGCTTGCGAATTTGCAGGCTACGTCCAGAGTTACAGCATTTCGCAGCCTCTGGAAGATGTTGTGACGGTTAACGTCAGCATCAACATTGACGGTGCAGTGACGTTCGATACCGACGGCACGCTCGGTAGCTAACGATAGCGAGGCATCCCTTCGGGGGTGTCTCGTTTTTTTTCGCCAGGAGGAGAAACCATGATTCTTAACCGTGACCAAATTCTAGGGGCCACCGACTTTAACTTTGTTGAGGTCGATGTTCCTGAGTGGGGTGGCTCAGTTCGTCTTCGAGGCCTGTCAGCTGCAGAGCGTGACGAGTTCGAGGCGTCCCTGGGTGTGACGCAAGACCTTACCAACATGCGAGCTCGACTCGTCGTCAACTGCCTGGTCGATGAGAACGGTGAACGCCTGTTCAAGTCGAGCGAAGCAAAAGAGCTCGGCAAGAAGAACGGCAACATCATCAACCGTCTCTTCGAAGAGGTCCGCAAGCTGTCGGGTATGACCGACAACGACCTAGGTATCGCTGAGGGAAACTGAAGTGCCCAGTCAGGCGCTTTAAGTTCCGCTTAGCGCTCGCACTGGGCATGACAGTCAGGCAGCTCGAGACGCAGATGCAGGCGTCCGAGCTCCAGGAGTGGATGGTCTTCTTTGGCCTCGAGCCCTGGGGCTCAGTTCGAGAAGACTACCGGGCTGGTGTGATCACGGCGACGCTAGTGAACGTCAACGGTGGGAAGAAAGGCGGAAAGCCTGCACAGGCCTCCGACTTCTTCCCGCTGTATAGCCGCCACAGCAACAGGAGACAGTCTAACGAGCAGCAGAT